GATGTCTATCAATGTATGGCGGGTTCTTGACACGGCCTACTGCTTCTGCAGCTATGGGGTCGAGCGAAGTCGTTCAAATATCTACCCCAACACCATCAATGTCTCCATGTTTGCTTATGTCCCTCCTGCAAGCGTCTGAAACTTTAGATGATGAGAGAATACTGTTTGACATGGATGACCCAAACAAGTTGGTCTATAAATCAACTGTGAGGGGTGCCCTGTTTTTAGCATCAATCAACAACGTGCTGGAATCGGGGAGAGCAGACTGGATAAGAAGGACTGAAGGTACAGCAAGGAGAAAATTAACATCAGAGTTCCGGAGGTTTACTGCTAGAACAATGAATGGATGCCCGGTCACAGAAAAAGCAATCGACCTGGCAGCAGAGTGTGGTGCAGATGAGACTTTCGACAGTTCATGGTTGAGAATTGCGCCTAAGAATTACATCAAGCAGGTGAGAGGGGTGTATCATGCTGTTGAATTTGAGGAAGTGTTACCATATGTTGAAGCAGTGCCATCCACGTCTGCAGTGCTCGGGTTGTTGACTCCTGCACGCCTGGATTCGCCGCTGCTTCTGGGCATATGGGCAGACGTGTCCAAAGTGTCTGGGAGAAAGGGAATATCAGATGCGTACTATTCATTGATATCTATGGGTGTGGATCCGGAGATTGGACATACGAACTTTGGCATCCACTGGCCCACACCACCAAGGGAATACGTTGTCAATGATGGGTACAGAGGTGTGCCTACAGATGGTCAGTTTACATCAATAGACGCTGGGAGTGACAAGTTCCGGGTCATGTTCAGACTGGATACTGCTAGGCAAAGCGTACGTGCCATGGATCTCCACACCCGGAGGTCGAGGTGGAAGTGGCATTATGAGTGGATGGTACCGTACACAAACGATAAAGTGGTTGAAGATTATGTCAACCGGGGGTATACGCCACCACCGGTTGATTTAGAAGATGCCATTGAACAAGAGGAGATGTATGATGCACCGACACCTGACAGGTCCAGACACATTGATAACCCACCTGAAGCAGAGATGCACCAGCGAGAGTTATTGGGCGATGCATGGGGTGACATATCCACCGCGCATGCAGCAGTGATGAGGGTAGCGGGCAAGCAGGTGTCAAAGACCGAGTATGAGGCACTTGCGAGGTCACTTGCTGGAGCAGTGACTGCATTGGATATTGAAATGTGTGTGTCATTCATGCCGCAGGACACTGCACAACAGATGCTAACACAACTTCACAACTTCTCATTAGATGCAGCTGGCTTCGTTGATGCTAATACAACAGCAAACCAGTGCTTGGACGTGGCAAGAAAAGCACGTGAGTTGCTGGTAACACCTGTGGCCGGGGTAGAGGACGAGACTGTACCATCATGCCCAAAAATTGAAGAGCTGCCCACACTGGATGAGGGTGCAGGCAGTGACGATGAAAGCGGAGATGGTGGCAATGGGCATAGTGGTGAAGTTCAATCTACACCACCTGAGCCTGTGACTGAGTCAGGCAAAATATCACCGATTCCAGCACCCGCAGACCTACCCCCCGCAAAAACGAGCACTGAGGAGATAAAAGAAGAAGGTGGCACCACGGGCTTGCAAGGCGCAGATGCCAGCACTGCAGATCCAAAGCAAGAAACGGGTCCCCCACCACAAGAAAGTTCCAGCACTGGCACTGGACAGCAAGAAGGATTTCAAACTCAGAGCGTCAAGTTCTCTTCGGAGGAATAACCGATCCACCTGTACGTGAGCAAGGAATGTGCCTGGATTGCCTATACAAGAGGGAAAAGGCGGAGATGATCAACTTGAGAGAGATAGCGTCGTCTGCTCTAACTGTGTTTGTTGCCAATTGCAACGTGATGGCACGTGAAAATAGGAGAATACTACGCAGGATGAACACCAGGACATACGACGTAGTTGAGCTTGCAAAAAAGGCTCAGGCAGCTTCATCAAAATTGGCACTTTCAAAACAAAGGCTAACATTGATGTCATTGGACCAAGTGCAGCAGCTGAGTGAAGAAGAAAAAGATTTTTGCAATATCAACGACAGTGTGGAAGAGAACACATTGGTGGCATACATAGTGTGGGCAAGGTGTTTGAAGCCAGTTGGGAGACTTAAGAATGTCAAGTGGTTGGTGATAAACCTCAAGGATGTACATATCCTGAAGGATACACTGGATATGCTGAGGCTGCAACCTGAAAAGTTCTCAGAGGAGCTGAAAACACTGAGAAAATTCACGTCACTAACCGGTAGGGACATAAATGAGGCTGACTGGAAATCAGAGATTGTGCATACGATGACCAACTATAGCATGAGGGAAGGTTCAATTGGTACTGAGGAATATGTTAGGCTATTTGACATGTACACTGCAGAGATAACACAGAGGATTGTTACTGCGTTGATACCAACCTCACCGCAAGATATGGACTCATGGTGGAAGTCGCGTGCAACGAATTCACCAACAGGCTCAAGCAGCAGCAGGCATGTTGCACCCAGGTTGCCGCTTCATAGGGCACAGGACAGACCGTCGAAGAAAGTGGTATATAATTATTACCCTTCGGACTACCCGAGTAGGGTGTTGAAAAGCATACCGCACTGCTGCGCAAGGTGTGGCACCAAGAATGAGAGAGGACGGAAAAATAGGGCGTTGTTCGCAGCATGCGACTGCAACACAGTAATTGCGAGTTACGCTTCCCTGGGAATGGAAAATGCTATG